CGTCAAAGAATCAAAATAACGCTCAAACTCAAGTTGCTGTGAGATCGGGATACGGTATAACTTGGAAACGAGGACCCTCGTCCGCATTGGAACAGTTGCAGACGCCATCGCTGTCCACTTATCGGCTTTCAGCAATGTCTCTCGTTCGTATTCATTGAACAACCGCGACTGCTCAATAAAATTTGTGACATCGCGAGCAATCGCGCCAGTCATACGAAGGCCATAGCGCGCTAGTGCATGAATAACCGGACAACGATGATATTGATAAGCCAGCGACATCGACTTGGCTCGCAATAGCATCATCCTCCTAGCCTTATCAGCAAAGATTGCTTGACCTCCCGACCAACCAAATGAGACGATTTCCGGCCACGGGTCGGTAACATTGACCTTATCCTCCGGATCGAAAACCATCCCACAGAAACTCGCCTCCGATATATCACTAACGGAAGCTAACTTGATCTTAAAGCCGGCACGAGTGAATATGCTGGAATCCAATAAGGGTGCTATTTCACTAGGCACGGCCGTGACACCATCGTCACCTTCGACCGCCAAACGCATTTGCTCAAGATTTAAGTGATCTTTAAGCAAGTAAGTGAGCAACACGAAGTTCGACCAAGTATTTCCCAAAGACGTGCACATCTGACCTGACAATCGTCGGCCGCGAACACGAATCAACACGTCCTTGTACGCAATGGTTTTTGTCCCACAACAGCATTTCTCATACGCAAGCATAGTTGCCAGTTGCGATGGGCAATTACGCAGCATGTAACGATACATTGGGAATTCGAGCGCATGCATCCCTTCAGGACTGAAACCGGCCTCAAATGACGAAATATCTGTCAGTATTTTAATCCAGCCGGCGCACTCGACATTCTCCAACATATAATTGGGACGATCAACCACGGACACGTGTTTGACGAAAGATTTCAAGACGTAGACAATCTCTTCGATCGCCTTGAAAATGGGGCCCAATAGTACTTTTACTTCATCTGATTCTGGATGAATGCCCCGAGGAATTTTCCACTCCTCATAACTTTCGTCTTTCACGAAGCCCTTCGCCATGTATTCGCGGCGCAGCCATACATTCAAATTCGATTCTGCTACCGCAAGCGCTCGCGCCTTATCCAACAGCTCTGTTTTTCGCTTGTTTGGATAATGCGTTTTGGGCAACCAGGCCTGTACATTCTCCAGAAAATCATTGGAAAAGTACGACGCTGATACAGGCTGAAGCAATTTGCGATACAACACCATGTTCCAAACACGCAACTTGCGAATCAGACGCTTGTCGACTTTGGGCATAGCGCACCCAAGTCGGCCCTCGACAGCGCTTTTCTGCGCCTCCCACCCACGCATTTCTGGGTGGGGCAAAACCACTCCCTTCACATCACATCCCAGCGAAACTGAAACTGGAAGTTGTGGACGCGGAATCTTACGTGGCGTCGCAACAAAATCCAGTTCACGTCGCGGTACGGGCACCTCACTGGGTAGGTACCCGTACAAAAATCGCGACGTTTCCTTTAAAAAGGGAGCGACGCGTCAGGTCGTACATCCAAGACCGGATGGCGACACAGACGCGCAGCGCACCACTTGCAAGTGTCCAAAACGACATCATTACGCAAGTGGACGGTATCGGGGCGCTGAATTGTTGATATTCGCGCTGCCTGTACCTTCGCAACATCTAATGTGGCATCAAAACCCCTCGCAGACGTGGTCTGTAAGGCTGTTAAAATGTGACCTGCAAGTACAACATCGATCACACGACGTTCTCGGACTTCGCGAAAATCAAAGAATGAGCGATAGTGCCAGAACATGTACAACGAGCCAAA